AACGCATGTTCCACTGCTTTTGAATAAGCATCACAAAGGAAAACTTTCCTTTCCTCTATTCCTTCTTCCCGTAACTGTTTGATAAACTGAGCGGCGGCGTCTGTTACTCTGATTGTCTTCATACTTTCGCCTCCTTCTTAACTTCTGCGTTTACCTGTTGCGCAATATCGTAGCCGATAATATCGGATAAGTCCGACATCATGTCTAAAGTACTATTCTGCATTTCTGCAAACTGCTTTGCTGGATATTCTTGCCAGTCCTGATAATCCAAGCCTTTGAAATGCTCTTGTACATAGCTGTTAAGCAGGCTATTCAACTCTGTAGCAGACCGTAATAAGCCTGCAAGTTCTTCATTAATAGTTAACTGAAACTGTTTCATAATGTAATATCTTTTATGATGGACAAATTATCTATATCCATCGGATTAATAATCCTCCTAAGTTAGTCTTTGTAAAAAAGAGAGTCTCCCTTTCTCTTAAAAAGAAAATACCCTAAAAA